CCCGACGGGTGTGTTTCCTCACCCGATAAAACCATTCTAACACCGTTGTCAAGTACCGACCGTTTCTGACGGGAAATGACCGATTTAGCCAAAAAATGTCGCCGAGCGACTAAATTTGTCATGTTTAGGCAGCTTTAGGCAGCTTTGGGCAGAGACCGTTTGCATGTGCCCGACTATACTACCGCACATTTGTATGTCGCCACACACCTGCACGACACTACATCTTGTGGACACTCTTTTGAGTGGTACTGTATCTTGTGGCAGGCAAAAGACGTTTCCCCCCGACGGGGGGTATGTGATGTAGTCAACACAAAAATATTTTACAAAAATATTTCGCAGCAAATTTTTGGAGCGGTCCTTCGTAGTCCCTCCCACACCGTCGAGCGTTAAACGCGCGTAACAAATTGTTAACAAAAGGCTTGACATACTTGAGTTAGTATGGTATTTGGTTATAACAGAGAGGAGGAGTAATACTCTATGCGTAAACCATTAGGTTGGAGGCCCATCGACACGAAAGTACTCGTGTGCATGCAACGTAGCTGGACGGATGACCGTATTGCTAAACACCTTGAAGTCACTAAGCGTACTGTACAAAACATCGTCGCTAACGAGACCTTCCAAGAACGTTTGAAGAACGTCACCGAGAAGGTCATGGCTAAGACGGTTGATAAGCTCGCGGAACAAGCCACTGTCGACAAGACGCGTGAATACCTCCAATCCAAAATGCTCCTCGCTGCTAAGAAAGTATGGAAGCTGGCTAAAACGGGCGGAGATAAGATAGAACGCCTTCAGTTTGAAGCCGCCAAAGAAATACTCCACCTCGGGGGATTGACCCCTAAATTGCAAGTTGAGGACACAACACCTCTTTCACGTGAGTACACAACTGAAGAAGTTGCTCAAGCACTCGCTGTGCTAAACGAAGTTGAAATAACCATGGAACGACTTAAGGACAAGGACAGCCAATTCTACCTGGCTCCCAAGGAAACGGACAAGCATGAACCATCTATCTCCCCAGGCTCAGTATGACCGGATGCGTTGTCAGACGGACCTGTACTACCTAGATAAAATAGTTCTAGGCTACAAAGACATGGTCGAACACGTCCATGGAGAAGCCTGTGTCTTTTACGTCCATCCTAAGTATGGGCGCTTCCGTCAGATTACATTCCCACGCTCCTGGTTCAAGACCGTATCAATGACTGTAGGTGGAGCTATCTGGCTCTCACTTCCCGACGAGGAAGGTACATTCAAAGACGTATTCCCTTTCAAAGGACCCTCAATTCGTATCCTCATCGCCTCTAATATCATCGACAACGCAGCTAAGATGGTCCACATGGTTAAACAGCACTGGGAGTCTAACAGCCGTCTACGAGCAGCCTTCCCAGACCTAGTACCAGAATTCAATAAAGTACGTTGGAGTGACTCTTGTGCTGAACTAAACCGTGACGTACGTGGATTATCAGCCTTCGCGGGGGAAGGAACCTACACCTCAATCGGCGTCGGAGGTGGTGTTATCTCCCAACACTTCGACGTCATCATAGAAGACGACTTAATCTACGCTAAGAAAGACGACTTTACCGGACAAGAACTAATGCCTACACAAGAAGATATAGAAAACGCTATAGGCTGGCATAAACTAGCCTTCTCTCTACTCATAGACCCTAAAAAGTCAGCCATTTATAACATCGGTACACGCTGGGCTCCACATGACATCATCGACTACATCCGTCGGAACGAGAAACATTACCATTGCTTTGAAGTCGCGGCTACCGTGAAGGACGAAAAAGGTGTCTCTCTCTGGCCCATCGTCGATAACACTCAAGCAGTCTGGCCAGAACGTTACGATATAGAAGCCCTTGAGCAGATTCGGGCCACGCAAGGGGCTAAGATCTTCGAATGCTTCCCTGTGGAGGCTCCTATTCTCATGTCTGATTGGTCATTAAAACCTATCTCTGAAATACGTGTTGGGAACTCTGTTATTGGAACGATGCACGGATTTGGTAAGTACAAATCCTCCTTATCCAAAGCAGAAGTAACCCTTGTTGAGACTATGCAGAAAGAGGTTGTTAAAGTTACTCTCGATAATGGTATGGTTATCCGTTGTACCGCTGACCACCCTTGGTACACGGGAAGGACCGATAAAACCCATAAACCTTATCTCCCTGCTCATATTGGGGGAGATTTGTTACAAGTCTACGCACTAAACGAACCGTCCCAAGAGGACATTCTCGACTACCGCTATCTTGCTGGTCTTATTGACGGGGAGGGCGCGTGTAAACATGGGAGTATCGCCATAGGACAGTCTAAATGGGCTAATCCAGAAGTGTATGCGAGAATAGTAAATGTTGTCGAAAGGCTTAAAATTCCATACAAAGTCTCGACAGTTAACCCAAATGAAACGCACGTCCTGCGAGGAAACGTCATTGCTCGTGGATTGGCACAAGCTGTAGTATTAGGAGGCGGTCGTCAGGTCAAAGGAGACATTATCCGTTTTGGAAAGCCGGCGAAAGCAAACCAAATTCTAGGGACTATTTGGAAACACTGTGCGCATCCTATAATAGGACGTAACAAAGTAGTTTCCATTGCCCCCGACGGGGTTGAAACAGTGTACGCCATTGGAACTACAACGGGAAACTACGTTGCTTACGGATACGTAACTAAGAATACCCAGTACCTTAACCGTCCCCGGGCAGGCGAAGACGTAACCTTTGACGTCTCGTACCTCGTAAAACATGATACTCTCTCAGATTACCCTCAAGAAGGCCAGTACGAGACCTACGTCGACCTCGCAGGCTGGTCAGACAAGAAGAACCAAGCCCGGAACGTCATCTTAACCGGTAAAAAAGACGCTAAAAATCACCTTTGGATAGCCCGTTACGACGCTGGACGCTTTACTCCTTCAGAAGTCATCACAAAGTTCAAAGAACACCAGCGCCAGTTCAAATCCCGTGTCAAAATAGAAGAAATCCAGTACCAACGGGCTATCCGTCACTTCGCTAAGCTCGATATGGGACTCGACGGACAGTTCTACAACATCGACCCTATCCCGTACGACGGGCGTAAAGACGCTAAAAACCTACGTATCCAAGGCCTGGAGCCTGTTGTCCGTTGTGGGGCATTACACATCCTCGCTTCAATGGACAAGCTCGTCTCCGAGATGGAAGATTACCCTTACGGAGCTACCGTAGACATCCTAGACTGCGTATCATTCCTGTTCCGTTACGGCCGTGGCGTTGGTATACCAAAACACGAAGACGTAAAGCTCTCGTTTACCATCGACGCTATCGAAGAAGAGTTACATGAGAAAGCGACCCATCAAAATACTGACTATCCTTTTGAGTGTCAGCTTAGTAAGGAGTTTAACGTTGCCATCGATTGAAAATGCAAGAAGGTTACGCGCTATGAGCGCCCTGCGTGTATCTAAAAATAACGCCGCTGCTGATAAAGCTGTGCAACAAGTTAATGCGTTAGGAGAGGTTGGAGTGTCTGCGAAGATTGTTTATGTACCACGGGAAAAGTACACAAAAAAGAATCGCAGGGATATCGAATTGATGCACCAGCAGTTGCGTGCTATGGGAGTCAAATAATGCCTAGCGAGTAGAATAAGAGCTATGCACAAAAAGGAGAGCTAGATGCCTAAAAGGTTTAACGTAAAAGAATGGAGTGAGCGCATTCGAAACGGACAAAGGTTCCAGCGAAAGTTCGGTTACGCCGAATCATGGGACCGTTATAAGAGCTATTACCGGCACAATTTTAGCAAAGGTATCATCCCCGTCAACATCATCTACTCTATCCTGCGCTCGCTGACACCCCAAATTTATATCCATAACCCGCACGTAAGCGTCACTCCCTGCAAGCCCGGGCTCGAAGCTGAATTAAACTCCCGTATCGTCCAGCACCTCGACAACTGGCTCATCCGTGAGCTCCTTGTCAAGCCTGAAATGAAGAAACTTATCGCTGACTCGTTCTTGTGTGGTATCGGAGAAGGCTTCATCGGCTACGACTCCCTTTACGGCTTTGACCCAGCTAAGGCTAAACAATACACCCAGTATGACAAACAAGGCAAGCGCCTTGAGTACAACGCTAACATTTCTCCAGGCATGCCCTGGTTCCTACGCGCCCGTCCAGAAGATGTTGTCTGGCCTTGGGGCTGCGCCAACTCGCGTGACGCTGAGTGGGTAGCCATGCGCGTCTTCCGTCCCCTCGACGACGTGAAAGCTGACCCTAAGTACACTAACGCCTCAGAGCTGACCGGCGACTACGTCCAGAACCGTACCGGCCCTGAAGGAGAAGCTACGAGTAACGTTGACATGACCGGGTTTGAAAACTTTGGTGAGCGCCTTTGGGTCGAAATCTGGCAAATCCACGACGCCCGTACTGGTGAGATCCTAGCTATCAGCCAAACCTTTGATAAGTTCCTCCGTGACCCACAACCTGACTCACTCCAGATAGATGGCCTCCCGTGTGAGACGCTCGTCTTTAACCCTGACCCAGATTACATTTATGGTATTCCTGACGCTCGTATCATTGAGCCTCAACAGCTTGAGCTCAACGAAATCCGTACCCAAGCCATGAAGCACCGCCGCGTCGACCTCGTCAAGGCTATTATACGTAAAGGCACGCTATCACCCAAAGAAATAGAGAAACTCACTGACGAACGTGTCATGGCTATTATCGAAGCTGAAACCGACGGCCCTTTAAGCGAAGCCATCATCACCTTCACCCCCTCTGCCGGAGCCGTCCTTCAAGATCTCTCCATGGCAGGTGAGATCGTCCGTGGCGACGTCCGTGAGATGGTTGGCTTCTCTCGTGTAGCCCAAGGAGAGTACCAAGGCAAGACACACATCTCCGCTACCGAGACGAAAGCCGTCTTCAACGCCCTTAACATCCGTCTCGACGAGCGTAAAGACTTGCTCGCTGACCTGCTCGAAAACGTCGTGCGTAAGTTTAACCAACTCATTTTCACGCACTGGGACGCAGAACGTGTCTCCCAAGTTGTAGGCCCCGACGGAGCCCGTTGGTGGCTAAAGTACACTGGGCAACAAATCAAGTCCGAGTACGACATAAAAATTACCCCTGAAGAGGGGACTAACCTAGACACCGGGACCAAGTTCGAAATGGCTATCAAGGCCGCGGAAGCGTGGTCTAAAATGAACCAAGGCGCTATCGCGCAAGGCGTTCCTGTCCCGGCTGAAATACAACGTATGCTTTTTTCCCAGTTCCAAGGCACAGGGCTTGACATAGACCGGTTGCTTGCTCAATCACAAGCAGCCGGCCAGCAAGCCCAAGCTATGCTGGGAGCTTTAGGGCAAAGCGCGGATAAAGCGGTCTCGCCAGGGCTGCTCGCGCAAGCAATGGGAGGAAGATAGTGCGTACATGCTATATCTGTAACAAGCTTGTTTCAGTTTGTTGGCGGGAAGCGGGTAAGGAGTACTGTGAGGATTGTGCGAGCCTGCGTCCCAGTTACATGAAACCCAACACTGGAAGGGCTGTCGTTAACTCAGATGAGTGGGCAAATGGTGTCTACGAGCATATCGCATGGGACCCCATAACCATTACAGGCGGCAAGAAGGAACTTAAAGCCGTCTGTGAAAAACACGGCGTCATGGCAAGGGCGCTCCTCAAGCCCTGCTCACAAGGCAAGGGCTATGAGATGAGATAGGAGGAAAGATGGAGAAGAAAGCGAAAAAGGAAGTTGTGGCAGCGCAAGCACCCGTGCACGTTGAAACAGCCTACACAGCGACTGGAGCATCCGATGTCAAGATTTACTATGGCGGTGATAGAGAACGAGAGCTCATTGTACGTCTTATTGGTGTCAACCGTCCGGAGTTCACGTTTAAAGGGCTCTGGGCGGGTAAAGACATACGTACTGTTTTGGGTAATCTCTTCCGCGCCTACCACTTGCACACGAGGCAGCTCCGCCGTGAAAACCAAGCGACTACCCCAGTAACAGGAGAAACGAAATGACAGAACAAATCAAAGACCCAGCAGCGACATCACCAGACTTAACAAACTACGTCCCGAAGGACGCCCACGAGAAAGCGATTAAGGAAGCAGAAGTTAAGGTTGCTGGCCTCAAAAAAGAATTAGACACTAAAAAGCTCGAACTCTTAGACCCCGAGTACCTCAATTGGCGTGAGTCGAAACAAACCAAACCGGCCTTAAAGACGCTACAGTCCCAAGCCGGTGGAGACGACCGAGTCGCTAAACTCGAGGCTAAAATCGAAGAGCTCTCTGAAAGCTTGCAAGTCACAAAGCAAGTCGCGGAACGCCTCTACTTTGACCGTGAGTTAGAGCTTACTAAGCAGAAGTATACCGACTTCGACGAGTACAAAGAGGACGTCGAGAAGATTTTAACAGCCAGCAAGGCCCCTATTACGTACGCTCAAGCTTACCTCATGGCTAAAGATGAGAAGCAGCGTACCGCTAAACCGGAAGACAAAGGCGAGAAGAAGGCTACTCCAGCGAGCGAGAAGCCTTCTAACACAGTTCAAGCCAAAGTCCTCCAACAAAAAGAGTACAAGACTGAAGAAGAGGCCAATGCAGCGACCTTAGCGCAACTACGAGATAAATTCCCTAATATGGGAGATACAATCTAACTAAGGAGAATTACCAATGGCATTACCAACAAGAACAGAACAGCTAGACGATTTGTACGTGAGCACATGGAATAACAGAGCCAAGGTGGTCACAGACCAAATCTTTACAGCTACTCCGTTTTACAACAGGCTTAAACAGCTCGGCGGAATTAAACTCAACGGTACTGGTGGACGCTACCTTGAGATTCCACTCGCTTACGCCAAGAACGAGACAATCACCTCATTCGGCAAAGGCGACACAATCTCAATCGCTGACACTAAATTTCTCACTGTCGCACAGTGGGAATGGAAGTTCGTTGCTGGCTCAATCGTGCGCTACTTCGTCGACGATGCCAAGAACAAGAGTATGTCTCAGCACCTCGCTCTCGCTAACCAAAAAGTCAACAACCTGCGGGATTCCTTAACTGACAAGTTTGAGGAATACCTCTTTGGGGACGGAACCGGTAACGGCTCCAAAGACCTGGACGGTTTAGGGAACATTGTTGCTGCGACTCCTACATCAGGTACCGTAGCTAACATTAACCGTGCCACGTACACATGGTTCCAGAACAAGACCAAGACTTCTACCGGCGCAGCCTCAGTCTACCTTATAAGTGACATGCGAAACCTCGCTAACACTGCTTCAGAAGGCAAGACTCGTTCATTACCAAACATCCTCGTCACGACACAAGCAGTTGCGGAATTGTATGACGACGAAGTCCTCGAGCAGAAACAAATCGTTAACCAGTCTAAGGGTGATGCTGTATTCTCAGACGTAACTTGGAGAGGTATTCCTCTTCTTTGGAGCTCGCAATGCCCATCTGGACGTATGTACATGCTCAACAGCGAAAACGTCGGCTTAAACGTCGACCCAGACATCAACTTTACTCCGACCGAGTGGAAGTCCATTCCTAACCAAGTCAATGACCGCGTCATGCAGATTGCTTGGAAAGGTAACATGATTTCTAACAGGCCGAAGTCACTGGGCGTTTTAATATCAATCGCAGCTTAACACTCCCGGGAGTAAGACAATACACCCGTAAGAGGTAGACCAAAAAACCAAAGGAGACTTAACATGGGAGTACCTAGTAATAAAGCACAATGGCAGCCGACAATTCCAATCGACCAGTCCATTTACGAAGCTTCAACAACACAACTAGCTCCGTTAGGGACACGTCTTGAAGTTGGGGACCGAGTATTTTATTATACTTGGTGTTCAGCTTCAGCTGGACGTGGTATCATCATCGGAGCAGCAGCTCCAGTCGCTTCCCACAACGGTGCTCTTTGTATCTTCGCGGCTACGTCAGCTGGCGTCAGCACACCGACTATCACAGCCGGTGTCGCTATCACAGCTAACTACTATGCTGAAGGCTACGTAGGCATCAGTAAGGGAACGATGGGTGGTGCTACTTACCGTATCAAGAGCCACCCAGCCATCGGCTCGGCGGGCACTGGTACACTTTCACTCTACGATGCTCTCTACGACGACGTAGCGGCAGCAGACGAGTGCGGATTAACCAAGAACATCTATAGCGCTCCTATTGTAGGAAGTACAGCTAAACCTACCGTCGGGATGCCTATGGTTGACGTCGCAGCCGGAAGTTATGCCTGGCTCCAGACCTACGGCCCCGCAGCCCCTGTTAACTCAGGCGCTACGGCAGCAGCTTGGCCTGTCCGTGTGGATAACACAGGCGGAGTTGAGTTATTTATTGGGACAGCTACAATCGGATGTGAGTTTGTCGGTATCAATTACAACCTAGCTGGTACAGCAGCAGAGTTCACACCGATATTCTTAACAATTCGTCCGTAGTTTAACTTGTTTGGGGGGAGGCTAGCGCTTCCCCTCAGACTCAAAGGAGACGAGGAGTACCAGATGAAAAATCTTAAGCGATTCCTAAGCAGGCTCATTCCAAAGTGTCGGTGCCGTTCACCCTACTTTGAAGTGAAAGACAGCACACTAAAGTGCCGTAACTGCGGTAAACCAATAGCGAAAGGATGTGTGGAAAATGGGTACAAATAATAAGATGAAACAAGCAGCCAAACCAGTTCAAGCAAAAGGACCAGCCGTGCCACCGCTTCCAACGGTTAAACGCAGCCGTCCGGTACCAGAATACCCTAAACTGGACATACCAAAAGACGCTAAGGTAGACAAGCCCCATACGGACTGTGAAGGCGTAACGTACGCCCGTCCAGTGGACATTCCACACAAAGAGGTAGCTTCTCCTCCAAAAGGAGTCAGCCGTATCCTCATTGGCGTCCCTATACTATCCGTTACCTATGAATTTCTCCAGAGCTTCTTAGCTTTCTGGACAGAGCTTTGTATTGACAAAGATCCTCGTTACGAAGTCGGTTTCCACTTTGCGTACCGTAAACCAGTCCACATGGCTGAAGAATACCTCGTCGACATCGCGCGAGTGAACAAGTGCACCCACGTCCTCTTAATGGACGATGACATCTACGACGTAAAAAAGGCTGACTTGGATAAGCTCCTCATGGCCGACAAAGACGTCATCGCTGGTGTCATGCACGCTTCTAAGTTCCCGCACGCTATGTGCGTCTTCCGGCGATTCCAAAAAGACAAGAAAGTCATTGACATGCCCGCTGACGATACAATGTACCGCTTATACGAAGTCCCTTGTATGTGCCATAAGTGCGGTGTTGGCTTATCCCATTGGGACATGCCTTTCTGCCCTAAGTGCAGCACACCGCAGAATAATATAATCCAGCAAGCAGACTTAGTCCCGTTCTGCTTTACTCTCATCAAGATGTCCGTATTCGACAAAATCAAGGAGCCTTGGTTCTATTGCTCAAACAAGTATCCAACTGACTCATGGTTCGCTGACCGCCTCATGGAAGCTGGTATGACCGAACACGCTCACATGGCTGTCCGTCTCAACCACGCTGGTATCACCGACGAGTTCAAAGACCAGTTCATGCAAATCGGTATGCGTAAAGCTCGTCAAGACAAGAAAGCCATTGAGCTCTCCAGCGAAGTCATGGACATGCACCAACAGCTCTTGCTAGACAAGATGTACGAAACAGAATTAAATGCTAAAGCGAAGCCAGCCTTTATCCGTAAAGGCAAAGCTAATAAGCCCGTGTCCGGCCGCGAAACAACTTTAGTAACACATGGGAGATAACACACAAATGGAGTTGTTAGTAAACCCTACAAGACTAACAGGAGAGTAACATGAGTAAAAGACGTAGAGCATCAGAATTAATACTAAAGAGTAAACGCGGCTTGAAATACCCAGCTAAAGTCGTTGCTCGTACAAGCGGCACCGGCACCGAAGCGGCCTGGGGTATCATTACGGTTGTGACAGGTACGAGAGCTTATTTTACGGCAGCTACGGCAACAAATATAGGAACCCTAATAGGCACATTCTAAGGAGGCTTACATGGCAGGAACATATACCGGTCAAGAACTGGTATCCATGGTTTGTGACAACATCGGCAGGGCTTCCGACTCAGAAACACGCTCTGGCCAGACAATCGGGGTTATGGCCTTACGCTGGCTTAACTTTGCCCAATGGACTATCTGCCGTAAGGAAGACCTCTTGTTCGCTGAACGTACCTTCTCAACGGAGGCTAACTTGCTACGTTACAACTTCCCGTCGGACATCCGGGGCATTTACTCGCTACGAATAGAAGACGGCTTAAGCTCCAAGAAGCTGGACTGCGTCATGCCCTCTGAGATGGACAAGTACGTCCCTAAGCCCGACGAGACCCTAACCGGATTACCAGACTTTTACATCCCGTTTTACCGTACTAAGCTCTTTGAGCTTTACCGTATCCCGGACACAGCGTACCTCCTTCGCCTGCGTATGTCATACTGGGCTAGCGCTATCACCCTTACTACCTACTCAGACTACACATACCTAGACGACATCCTTATTGGTTACGCTACCATGTACGGCTTCCGTTACCTGCAAGAGTGGGAAGACGCGGCCGCGTGGAAGAAGTCTACTGACATCGACGCTGCTGAAGCTATCAAAGCTGAGCGAGAACTGGTTCCCGACTGGGCGCCTGAATACCTTGGGTTCACGACAAGCCCTCCGCAGTCTGTTGGAGAGTACTACAATGACCCTTTGATTAGGAGTAATCCATGAGTACGCAGGTAATATTTGGCAGTGCTTGGAATGCCTCTATTTCTGACATAACATATGGCCCTTTAATGGGCCGGGTCGCATCAGCTGGCGTTACTGAAAGCAAACAAGTTATGCCTACAGCAGGAAGCTTTACTAATTTTTATGTTAAGTTAAGTGCGTCTCCAGGCGATGGTCGGTCGTGGGTTATTACAGTATGCAAAGGCACAAGCGGCGTAACTAACGTATCTTCAACTGTGTGCAGTGTCACTATAACAGGCGCCAATACAATAGGCTCTTACACGGGGACGGGTATTGAGTTCAATCCGGGGGATTTAATCTGTGTCTCCATTACTCCCGCAGGAACACCTACGCAATGCGCTATTTCTTGGAGTATTGCGTTTACGCCAACCATAGCAGGAGAGACGATTTTATTGGGAAACCAAACGGGTGTTGCGTATAGCTCCCGTTACTTTTCTTTGCATGGCAGTACCGGTTCTATGACTACTACTGCCAACGTAGCCAGCTCCGTTTTCCCGTTATCAGGGACGCTGAAAAATTTATATACGGACGTCATTACTACCACCCCCCCTGGAAGTTCTACCGCTAGAACATGTACTATTTATAATGCAGGGACTGCTTCCTCTTCTGCAATAGAAGCTTCCATTGTGGGAGCTTCTAGTTATGCTGCGCATGATACAGAACACACTGTGGCTATTTCCGCTGGAGATAGATTTTGTGTTAAGTATACAGAGACAGGTACACCAGACGGAAATGATATAGCAGCCTCTTGTGTATTTGTACCGGATACAGGGGGACGTTTTTGTGTGTTTGCCGCACGCATATCCAGTGTAGATGCTACTGAAACACAGTATTCTTATGTATCCTCCGCTGTAAGTACATATCTTACTGCAACAGAGTCCGATGTGCAAGCGTACGTTGGAACATCTATATGGGCAGCGGAAGCGGCAGTATACTTAGTAAGTGCTCCGGGAACAGGTAAACAGTATGATTTTACTTTACGGGACGACGCAGCGGATACCATTGTTACTATGGCTGTTGCTGAGAGTGCGACAACGCAGTCTTATTCTCCTATTGGAAGTGGAGTTGCTATCTCAGCAGGAAGTCTATTAACGTGGAAAGTTGTACCTACAAACACACCGACAGAGTCTGCTTGCGCTCTTGGTATTGCTTTTACGGATACTGCTATAGATTCGTCTCCATCGACTTCTCCTTCAACAAGCTTATCAGCTTCTCCGTCGAGCAGCCCAAGTGCGTCTCCAAGCAGCAGCCCTAGTCCCAGTACCAGTCCTAGTGTTTCCCCATCAGCAAGTCCGTCTGCGTCACTTTCAGTTAGTCCCAGTGTGTCTCTAAGCTCCTCTCCAAGTGCTTCTCCTAGTACGTCTCCTAGTGCCAGTTCGTCTCCAAGTGATAGTTCGTCTCCAAGTGATAGTCCTAGTAGTAGCCCCAGTCCAAGCAGCAGCCCATCAGTTAGTCCTAGTGCATCACCAAGCTGCTCCCCAAGTACTTCGCCTAGCGGCAGTCCCAGCGTTAGCGCATCGCCGAGTGCGTCTCCGAGCGCCTCAAAGAGTGCTAGTCCGTCTGCCGGCTGGGAGAACGATACAAGTTGGACGGATGTAGTTACCAATACAACAATATGGACACCTATTTTTACGTAAGGAGCTGTTATGTTCGACAAATTATTAGCCTTTTGGTTTTGGTTCTTTAAGAAACGGAGCAAGTATAACCGTCGGTTATCCGACTTTACAGACAAGTCTCATTTAAGGAGGTAAAGATGGGAAAGAGTTATAATGCGTTTCAATACTTATCTACGACCGGAACAGGTATCGCTATCGGAACTAATATACTATACGTTGGTTTCATCCGAGGCAGCGAATTAGCCGGTACCCTGACACTTAAAGTGGGTACGGCTATGTTCTCCCTCAATTCCGCTACAGGGTGCGTATCACTAGCGAGTCCTATAGCTATTCCCGGTCCCTTCACGATGACATCATCCGGTGGAGACCACTTTGTAATCATGTTCAGGAAATGCCCTTAAGGGAGGTAACGAATGGCCCTAAACAAGCGAGTAAAACAAGGAGGAAGCTACTACAAAGGCTACGAGCTCGTCGTACCAGCCACAGGAGGAAACTACGTCCTTGACATGAAAGAGCTCTCTAGTGCAGCTGTCAACTCCATCTCCATGACCCCTGACAACTACGGAGCGGGGGACAAGTTTCAGCTCGAGCACTTAAATTCCAGCACGACCCGAACGCTCGTCATGATGGCTAAAGACATCTACAATCCCGGAGCCAACATCTCAACCATGTTCGACTTCCCAGCCCTCGAAATGATGGACGCGGGTGACGTGCTCCGTTTCACGTACGTCAACGCAGCCGGGTCAGCTATCAATATGCACTTAGTAGTAGAATACGTTGGTATAACGAAAACCAGTTAGGAGGAAGCGATGGCACAATCAGCAAGTGGTGGAGGCAAGACGCCTTCGGAATCAGGTGAGGTCCAGCAGCTAGGCTCATCCAAGCTCGTCGTGGAACAAGTAGAAATCATACGTCGACGGGTACCGATAGACATACCTGAGTTAGTCATCCGTACAGAGGAGACGACTCGCTACGTCCCTAAGACAGAGCCTACTATCAAGTACGTCACTACAGAGGAGCCTACTATCAAGTACGTCGTAGACGAGCGTGAGACAACTAAGTACAACACCGTCGAGGAAAAGACGGTCAAGTACATCCCGCAAGAAGTCACCTGCGAGAAACCAGTCCTCGTCAACAAGCCGTACGAGCGCCCCGTCGTGGTCGACAAGGAGTACACCATTGTCACCTACGCGGACATAGAAGCGATACGTGAGCTCATGGATTTAGCCCCTAAGCTCTTAGCTCAGCTCAAAGCGATTAAAGAGTACCAAATCGTTAAAGAGGTTATTAAAGTACCTGAGTTACACTACGTACCGACAACTATTAAAAAGATAAGTAAAACAGGGGAGTTGATAGACGATGCCAATTAACATTTCGAACCAAGGAAGCACAGTAGTCTACGACGCTCGCTACGTCTTAAAAGCAGGTGACACCATGACAGGGCAACTTACAATCACACCCGCAACCGACGTAGCCCTTGAAGTAGACAAGCAAATTATCTTAGAAGCAGGACAAAAACTAATATTTGATGGAGCGTAAGATATGTTAGACGTAAGCTTTCTTATACCAGCACGTAACGAATTGTACCTAGAACGTACAATCCGTAACGTACTAGCTAACATCCGCGGGAACAGTGAAATCCTCGTTGGGTTGGACGGGTATACCCCCAACCCCCAAATCGTCCTCGACGACTCCCGCGTAACCTTCGTCCATTACGAGACCGCTATCGGCCAGCGCGCTATCCTAAACGAGTTAGCCCGCCGAGCTCAGGGGAAGTACATTATGAAGCTCGACGCCCACTGCGCTATCGACGAAGGCTTCGACGTCAAGATGATGGCTGACTGTGAGTACGATTGGACTGTCATCCCACGTATGTACAACCTTGACAGTGCCACATGGAAACCTAAGCTCCACAAGCGTACCGACTATATGTACATAGGCTGCGATGAAGGAAGGATGCTGCGAGCGGAATACTATGGCAGCCGCCAACCGCGTAACGATAAACTCATCGACGACACAATGTGTTGCATGGGCCCAGGTTGGTTCATGCACAAAGACCGTTTCTGGGAACTTGGTGGCTGCGACGAGAACCACGAAGGCGGTTGGGGCCAGCAAGGAGTCGAAGTCTCTTGTAAGGCTTGGTTGTCCGGGGGCTCACTCAAAGTCAACAAGAAAACATGGTTCGCCCACTGGTTCCGTGGAGGCAGCGGCCCGGGCTTCCCGTACCCTATCTCAGGCCGTACGGTAGAACATGTCCGCCAGTACAGCCGTGACTTATGGCTTAATAACAAATGGGAGAAGCAGACACGCACATTCCAATGGCTTATAGACAAGTTCAACCCCCCAGGGTGGAAGGAGAATGATTTGACAATTATATTTTATACGGCAAACGTTATCTCTGATAAGATTCTGGCACCTGTTGTGCGTAGCCTAAAACGCCATGGTTTGCCTATAATCAGTGTGTCTCAAGTACCCATGGACTTAGGTACCAATATCGTTGTTCCTAAAGCACGTTCGCTGTCCAACATTTACAGGCAGGTACTCGTTGGAGCGAAAGCGGCTACCACAAAGTATGTAGCTCTCTGCGAGGACGATTGCCTCTATTTGCCTGAGCACTTCAAATACCGACCAAAAAAGGCCCCGTTTGCATACAACCTCAACCGTTGGCTATTGCACCTTGAGGAATGTGTGTACTCCTACCGGCGGAGACCAATCTTAAGCAACTGTATCGCGGATAGGGAGACGTTGATTAAGACTTTGGAAGAACGTTTAGCGTTACCTACTATCCCAGATAAATACTGCGGCGAGCCGGGCTGTTTCGAGAAAAAGCTAGGCATCACCGAATACGCTTACGAGACATTTGAGACGGAAAAGCCTAACCTAGTTATCTGCCATAGTAAGAACACCATGGGCAGGAAGTTCTTAGGTGAGGACGCACAACCTGTAACAGACCTTGCTCCGTACGGGCCCGTTGATTATTGGATAGCTAAATTTACAAGCTTGACTAATTATGAGCAGCGTCATGTTAAGAGGCAAACCCAGAAGCAACATTCTCACATAGCTGGACGACCCTTTACTGTCAGCCATCTCTTTGAGAACATAGAGCACTATTGGGACTTGCGTAAGAAGAACCGTTTTCCGTTTTATCACAGTGCAGTTGTCCCTTTCTTCACAGAAGTCCATAACGGGAAGCAATTTACCGACGAGGAATTGAAAGCGCATCCCTATTTCCAGTACCTACTCTACCGTATGAAGACTTCTACCCGTAACGCCGCGAGCACGATAGACCGCTGCATGTTTCTCATTAAAAGCGGTATTGCGTTATACCATGACATCAAAGCTAATGGAATGTATCACCCCTTAGACATGTGGTTGCAGCGTGGTCAG